CGTGGGCCGCGAGGTGACGTTCCAGGTCAATGCGTCGGATACCGCCGCCATGATGTGCACCAATGCGGTCGCGGCGATCAACGCACTGTCGGGCGCCAACGCGTTGCCCGGCCAGAACGTGCCGATCATCGCTTCCGTCGACGGCACGACGCCCGCGAAATGCGATCTTGTTTGCGCGCATAAGGGCCTGCTCGGCAACGGACTCGAGACCATCGTCGCGACCGATCAGCCCAACGTGCTCAATTCGACCAACGCCGTGGTGGTCGCCCTTGTCGGAGGTACCGGCACGCCGGATCTCGCCGCACCACTCGCGAGCCTGGGCTCGACCGCCTATGACTGGATCGCCGGTCCCTATGCCGACACAGCTTCACTGAATGAAGTGAAGGCGTTCCTGAACGATCAGGCCGGTCGCTGGTCGCCGGCGCAGCAGCTCTACGGTCATTACACCACGGCCTGGCCCGGCCAGGCGCTGTCGGCGCTGGTGACGTTCGGCAACGGGCGCAACGATCAGCACGTGACGATTTTCTCGGGCTTTGGTGCCGGCGTGTCGCCGTCGGCGGCCTGGGAAATCGCGGCCTCCCTGGTCGGCACGGAGGCCCTGCACCTGGCCAACCCGCCGGAACTGTCGCGGCCGCTGCAGACGCTGCGATTGCCCGGCATCCTGGCGCCGCGCGACCAGACCACCTGGTGGACCACGACCGAGCGCCAGGCGCTCTATTCCGACGGCATCGCCGCCGGCAAGGTCGAGATCGACGGCACCTGCCAGATCGACCGCATGGTGACGACTTATCAGCAGACCGCCGCTGGCGTGCCCGACCAGACTTTCCTCGACATCGAGACCATGGCGCAGGGCATGTTCTCGATGCGCTATTTCAAGTCCGCGGTAACCAACGCCTGGGGACGGGCGGCCTTCGCCGACGAGAATCCGTTCAACCTTCCGAACGTGGCGACCCCGCAAGCTTTGGCGAACACGCTGATCTTTGCCTATCAGGATCTGTGCGCGCTCGGCATCGCCCAGCATCCCGAGCTGTTCGCCCAATATGTCGTGGTGCAGAAGAACGCGCTCGATCCGGACCGCGCCGACGCCTACATCCCCGAAAACGTGGTGGGCCAGCTGCGGGTATTCGCCGCCAACGTCACCGCGTTCCGCAGCTACACCTCGCCGGGAGGCTCGCCGCTGGTGCCGTCGGCGCCGAACTTCAACGGCTAGCGCCCGAGCAGCGGCGCAAGAGCAACATCAACCTTTTCACTCTTTCATTAGGAGCGACTTAAATGGGCGCGGAAGTCTCAGGCCAGTTTGGTGGCCTCATTACCTTCAAGTTCGGCGCGATCGTGATCCCGCCTTCGGATGCCGAGGTCTCGATCGATCCGGGCACCTTCGAGGTCTCCTCGAAGACCAACCAGGACGGCACCGAGGCCTACGAGATGAAGCCGAAGTCGCCGGGCTGCAAGATCAAGTTCCGCAATGTCGGCGACGTCGACTGGGCGGCGATCATGCTGCAGGTCGGCAACGTCACGCTGACCGAGGTCACCAATGGCCGCACCCATCTGTTTACCGGCACGCGGTTCATCGGCACCGCCGAGCTCAATACCTCGACCGGCGAGGTCGACGGCTTGAGCATCCGCGGCGGCCGCTATCAGCGGCTGACTAACAGCTGAATCTCTACGTCCGGCGAGTCTCAAATCGATAGCGTGAGGTAAAATGTCCATCACTGTTCAACTTGAGAAGCCGATCGTGACCCATGAGGGACCGGTCTCGAGCGTGACGCTGCGCGAGCCGCAATTCGCCGAGATCATGAAGTTCGGCGAGCCGTTTTCGCGCGGCTATGGCACCGACGTGGTTTATTCGGTGGAAAACACCGACGCGATCAAGGGCTATATCGAGGCCCTGGTGCAGCAGCCGGTCGATGGACTGTTGCTGCGTCAGCTTGGCACCCTCGACAGCCTCAAGCTGAAAGATGCGGTGGTCGGTTTTTTTTCAACGGCCCGGTTGAGGCTCTCCCAAGAGGTCGCGACCCGGTCGAAGACATCCGGCGATACGTCGACCTTCTGATCGAACTGCACTGGGTCGACGCGGTATCGGCGGCGAAATTGTCGCTCTCCGATATTCATTATTGGATCGGGCGCGGCGTCAAAAAAGGCTGGATAAAGTAGCATGACGCGCATTATCGAAGCTGAAGCCCGGATCTCGGCGATCGATGCCACCGGGACCAAGTTCGAGGATATTTCCAAGAAGGTGAGGGGCCTGCAGTCGGCGTTCAAATCGCTGCAGGGAATCACCTCTAGCGGCGTCGGTCGCGTCAATCGCACCATCGGCACGCTGCACAAGACCATGAGCACGCTGGCACCGGTAGCGGCGACGGCCGCCGGAGCTGGTGGCTTTCATGGCATCCGCGGATTGGTCCATGAGACGGTGCGTGCAACGGCGGAGCAGACGCACGAGCAGGTCCGGGCGGTTCTCGCCGGTTTGACGCCGGAAGAAATGGAGCATGCCAACAAGCTTTCGCTGGAGATGTCGCAGAAATATCGCGCTTTTGACAAAGCCGATGTGATGCACACCCTGCGCAACATGCGCGCGATCGTCGGCACCTACGAGGAGGCCGCCGAGCTGCTCGAGCCGGTGATGAAGCTCAAGATGGTGACCCTCGCCGCACATCCGGAGCGGAAGGCTGAACTCGAGGAGGATTTCGACAAGCTGACCAAGTCGCAAGAGCTTGTCGGCGCGACGCAGGATCCCGCCCGCTTTGCCAGCAATATGAATCTGGTCGGCAAAGCGATGAACGTCTTCGGCGACACGCTCAAGCCTAATGACTTTTTCGAGTTTGCGCTGCATTCGCGCCGGGCCGGCCAGGGCTACAACGACGACTTCCTGCTTGGGGTCGGACCGACGCTGATGCAGGACATGCACGGCGCGGCCGCCGGCACAGCGATGTCGGCTTTCTATCAACAGTTCGTCGGCGGTCACATGACCCAAGCCGCTGCCGAAATGATGAAAAAATATGGTCTGATCGACGAGAGCAAGGTCGAGTACACCAAAGCCGGCCTGATCAAGCGGCTCGAGCCCGGCGCGGTAAAAGACAGCGATCTCGCCAAAAAGAATCCGTATCAATGGATCCAAAAGACATTCCTGCCGGCGCTGGCAGCGCATGGGGTGACGACGAAGGATCAGATTGAAGACGTCGGTGCCGTGCTCGCCTCCAAACAGACGACGGGGCAAGCTCTCGGCATCCTTTCGACGCAGCAGTCCCGGATTGAAAAGGACCTCCTTAACGAGCGGAAGGCACTTGGTCTCGATGAGTCGCTTGGTGCCATCAAGCAGGATCCATTCGTGGCTTGGCAGGGCGTCACCGAGCAGTTCAAGAACCTGTTGGCAATTGCTGGCGGCCCGCTGGCGCCGGCTGCAGCAGGCGGCATGCACGCGATCGCCGACGGCATTGTCGCCCTGGAGAACGCGGCCAGCGGATATCCGGTTGCCGGGGCTGCGGGCCTTGTCGGCGGCGCGGTAGCCGGTGCGGCCGCATCCGGCTGGCTGTTGAAGAAAGGTGTCCAGGGCATCGGCAACATGTTTGGCGGCGGCGCCGCTGGCACCGAGGCAGCCGCGGCAGTGGCATCGGGCCCGACGGTGCTGGGAACGGTCGGCGCCGGCATGCTGCGCGGCGGCGTCTACGGCGGCGGTTTTGCAGCACTGGATGCGATGAAGCGCGACCACGATCATTCGCTGCGCTCTTATTTGAGATCGACGTTCGGCATTCCAGAGACCGACGAGGACAAGCTCGCGCCTTCGCCATGGGAAACACCGGCGCCGAACGGCAAGCAGGGCGCGCTGCCATTCGGGACATGGCAGCCCGCGGCCGCCTATGCGGCGGGCATACCGGTCCCGGAAGTCAAGGGCTCGGCTGATTTGAATGTCAGCGTCCAGGTCGAACCATCCGACAGTTTTATCAGCCGGATCGTGCAGGCGGTGCGCAACGAGATCAACGTGTTCGGCCCATCGCCCGGCTCTGGCGCCGGCACCGCGGGTTCGACCGGACTATCGATGCCCGAAGCCGGGCCGTCACCGTAGAAAAATCATGGCCATCGATCTGCAACTCAAAACGAAGGTCCATTCGGCCTTCAACAGCGCGATCGTCTCCAACGTCCGCAACGGCATCACCGTCGGCGGCCGTGGGGGGGCCGCGCGCGGAGCGACCGGGGTGAACGGCCTGGAAGGCGATCTGCCGGATACGTCCGCCGCGCCGCAGCTGGCGATGCGCGAGCAGGGCGATGCGCCGTCGGGGCGCAGTGTGGATTCCGGCCGCGACCGCGCCTTCGGCCGTCGGCGCTCATCCGGTGGAGAGGCTGGGCCGCGCGCCGGTCATCCCGCCGATGTCGGTGACGTCCCGGTGAGTTCGAGCGGCAACCCGTTTGACCGCTCACGATTCGAGGAGGAACTGCGGCAGAAGCCGGGGCTTCGGGAAAAGATGGCGCATATCTCGCTCGGCGAAAATCAGAATCCGCGCGCCAACCTTTCTGTGATCGAGACCATGATGAACCGCGCGGTGGTGCGTGGCACCTCCTTGGAAGCGCAGGTGCGGCGTCACCGATCCTCCGGAGTCGACGAGGGCGGCTATTATGCCGGCTACGCACCGCACGTCTCTGGCGAGCAGCGCGCGATGTTCGATCGCAATCTGGGCGCAGCGTTGGGGCAGGGCGGCCGCGGCCAGTCGAACGTATCTGGCTATGCGACCGACAATTCCTCCGGTGCCCTGGCGCGACGCGAGAGCGCTACCGGCGCCTTCGTGCCGCATGGTGATCCGGTCAATGGTGAATCGTTCTTCTCCCCCGGCCGCTCCGAGCCGGCCTTCCGTGATCGCTGGCGGGCGCTGAACCGTCGTGCCACGGAGTTCGAGCGCAACAGGGAGGCACATCCGACTCCGAGCGCCGATCAAGGTTCTCGCGGCGCACCGGTGGCCGAACCAGATGTCGGACCGCAATCGAGCATTAGAAAGCCGATGACCGTCGCGTCTCGCGTGCCGCCGGCGTGGTCGGAGGATGAGGCCGGAAATCCGTTGGTCGAAAATTCCGCAGTCGAGCCGTTTGATTACCGTGCTGGAGATCGTCCGAACAAATATCTCGATGAAAATCCCGTGCAGCATCCCGAGGATAATCCGACCAGATCAATTCCAATGCCATTGCCGTCCGGCACTCCGTCCGGAATCGTCCCACCGACTCCGGGTGACCAAGGCGACAAGAAGCCGGCCGACGATTTTTCAATTCCGTCTGATTACGACCTGGGATAACCGATGGCTGTCGCACGCGATTGGATCAAGACGCTATGGTCGGCCAGCTACAAAGGCTTTCCGTTCTATTATGAGCGCGATGAGCAGGAGGGCGGGCTCGACATCATCGTGCACGTATTCCCCAATTCGGATCAGAATTTCAACGAGGATATCGGGGAGTCGGCGCGCTATTATTCCGGCACCGCCTATGTGACCGGCGATACCGCCGACAGCCAGGCCGTGGCCTTCATGGCGGTGCTGGTCAGCCACGGACCAGGTCTTCTGGTGTTGCCGACCGACGGTCCGGTAATGGTGCGGGCGATGAAGCCCTTCAAGCGGATCTTCGAAAAAGACCGCATGGGCTTCATGGCCTTCGAGATCAAGTTCGTGCGCGAGGGTGCCGCGACCGCGCTGATCTCAGTTCCTTTTCTGGCGCAGCAGGCGGTCACGGCGGCGCAAACCCTGGCATCGGCGATTGTCGCGGTCGCACCTCAGTTGTTTTCGATTGCGGATCAGCCGGAATATGTCGCGGCCGCAGCGGCTAACGAAATGGTGGCGGGGATCGCCATGGTCGACGTGGTGCGCACGTCGTATCCCGTCGACGTCGCGACCTCGCAAGTCATAGCCAGCCAGGTGCAGGCCATTGCGCAGGCCGCCCCCTTGCTGCTCGATCCGGCCGGACCCAACACCAGCGATGTCGCCGCATTGGCGGCGAACATGGGGACCGCGGCACCGGTTACGACCGCGGCGACGATGCCGGTGAATGCCGGCATCCAGGCACTGGCCGCGGCCGTGGTGTCGACCATTGGCACGCTTGCCGCCGGCATGTCGCCATCGGTGGCCTGCGATGCGATGGCCTCGATCGTCGATGTCTTCGGACCGCCGCTGGCCGCCTCAAAGGCCTCGATTTCCGCGGCCCTGTCGGCCAACGCCGCCAATGCCGCCCAGAACGTGTTGGGCGCGCAGCAGCTGGTGCGGCTCGCCGCCTTGACCGCCTGGGCGACGGCGCTGCTCAACGTCAGTTATACCGATCGGCCGCAGGGCGTGACGGCACGCGCGGAAGCCGCCGAGCGGTTCGAGATCGAGCTCAACCATTGCCCGGGCGCGGCCTTCGCCGGGCTCTACCTCGCGATCGAGGCGCTGCAGGGCAAGGTGGTACAGTTTCTGACCCGATTGATCGCCAACCTGGCACCGATCATCACGGTCGAAGCGAGATCGTCGCTGCCGTCTTTGGTATGGGCCTGGCGGCTCTACCAGGATCCGACCCGTGCGGTAGATCTCACCCTGCGCAACAATGTCCGGCACCCGTCGTTCATGCCGCGTGAGTTTGCAGCACTTGCGCCGGGCTATGCCGCGCCCGGGCTGCCGACGGCATGGCCGGCGCCGCCGCTGTGAGACGATGGCAACGGAGGCGATAGAAATCATGCTGATCTCAGTCAAGGGCCGCGATGGCAGCGAGGTGTTCTCTTACAGCACGGAAAAGGATCAGCCCTGCCTGCACCCTGCGCAGCACGAAACGCCCGAGGTTATTGAAGCGCTGAAGGAGGCTGTTCGCTTCCTCGGTGGATCAGGACGAGCGGAAGAGAACAGTGGGACCTGAATTCGTCACCGTCTCGGCCGGCGGGCAAACCTGGTCGGGGTTCGAAAGCGTCGACGTGACCGCGGGCTTCAACGAGGCCGCGCGCAGCTTCAGGCTCTCGATCGCGGCCCAGCTCGGCGGCACGGGGACGGCATGGACCTTTGCGGGAGCGGAAGTGTCGATCTCGTCGAACGGCGATCTGTTGGTCACCGGTTATGTCGACCGCTACCAGCCACATCTTGCCGAGCATTCGAAGGCGATCATCGACGTCTCCGGCCGCGGCAAGGGCCAGGATGCGATCGATTGCTCGGCGCTGCACTCGACGGGCAATTTCCAGAACCAGACGGTGCTGCAGATTGCCCAGGCGCTCGACCAGTTCGGAATTGGCTTTACGACGGATCAGCAGCTCTCGCAGATCCCGTTCTACCAGGTGACGCCCGGGGAGACGGTGTTTCGCTGCATCGAGAAATTATGCCGCAGCCAGGGCCTGGTGGTCGCCGGCCAGCCCGACGGCTCGATCAAGATCACCAAGGTCTCGGGGCAGAGCAACAGCCCTTTGATGGAGGGCGTCAATTGCAAGACGTTGTCGGCCGATCACAACTGGGCCGGCCGGCATTCAAAGGTGATTGCGCGCGGGCAGCGGCCGGTCGGCAATGGCGCCTCCAATCTGCAGATCGAGCAGACGGCAATGGACCCCTCGGTGAATCGTTTCCGGCCCGTGCTGGTCGTGATCGACGAGGATACCGATGCGACGCGGGCGATGTCGCGGGCGAAGTGGCGGCTGGCGCGCGAGGCCGGTCACGCGCTGAAGGCCTCGATCGAGGTGCAGGGCTTTCATGACGAGGGCGGGCAACTCTGGACGCCCGGCAATTTGACCTGGCTGGAGAGTCCGTTTCTGGCGATCCAGCAGAACATGGCGATCGAGCGCGTGGTCTATTCGCAGTCGCGCGCGGGCTCAACCACGCAGCTGGAGCTGTGCGACCCGCAGGCGCTCGGCGGCCAGGGATCGAGCGGCGCCGGCGGCGCCAGTACCAATTCGGCCTGGGATGTTGGTGGGGACTGATGAGTAATTCCTGGCTGCGCCATTCGATGGAGAACAACGACGCCGTGGTGGCGACGCTGCGCCGCGCCTCGGTGCAGAAGGTCGACGACTCTGGCACCCAGCAGCTCGTCAATCTGATCGGGCTCGCCTCCGACCAGCCGCAGAAGGTGGTGCGGGTGCTGCCGCACGGTTTCTCGTCGAATCCGCCGCTGCAGGCGGAAGGCATCTTCAAGTCGCTGGGCGGCCGTTCCGATCGCGGCATGTTCATCGGCGGCGAGCATCCGCAGTACCGCCAGAAGAACGTCACCTCGGGTGCAGCGGTTTTGTACGACCAGAACGGCAACATCATTTATGCCAACATGAAAGATGGCATCCAGATCTCGACCAAGACCGGCCAGATCTATGTCAAACCGGCCTCGGGGAAGAACGTCTATCTGGGCGGTACCGGCAGCGACGGGACTTATGCCTTGGTGTCGACGGTGAGCGGGCCTTCGATCAACGTGCTGTCGAAGATCGGCTGATCCGATGCCCGAATATCTGATCCGCGCCAATGAAGGCTGCGCGCCCGATCCGTTCCTGCTGTGGGATTCGGTTCACCGCGACATCGAGGGCGGCACCGATTTTGTCTGCGACTGGGTGCTGGCGCAGGCCGGCACCGACAATCTCAATGTCGGCGGCCTGCAGGCTACCAGCGAGTTGGCGACCGCGGTCTATCTGATGCTTTTTTCCGACGCTTATGTGGCGCCGGATCATCCGCTGGCGTACCTGGCCGACGGCGACAACCGTGGCTGGTGGGGCGACGGCATCGATGTCGACGCGTCATTGGGAGAAGGCCCGCTGGGCTCGCTGCTGTGGCTGCTGGAGCGGGCACCATTGGTGGCCGCCGGCGTGCCGATCGAGCAATGGGCGCAGAGCCTGGCGCTGTCGGCCCTGGCGCCCTTACAGGCACAGGGCGCGGTCGCGAAGATCGTGGCCTCGGCAACCGTCAATACGGCGTTCGGTCGCGTTGAACTTTCGGTCGCGCTGTATGGCAGCGACGGCGCACTGGCCTATAGCGGGATGTTCTGGCTGGCCTGGCAGCAGCTCGCCGGCGGCATGCCACAGCCTGCAATCGCCCCGCGGCCGCCGGTCTCGACGCTCGACTTCAGCGTGCCCGGCAACCCGTACATCGGGGTGATGTGACGATGCCGACCATCGACGATGCCCAAGCTGCATTGGCGGCGGTCAATCTGACCTTCCAGCAGCTTTCGACGGAGCTCCAAGCCTTGACGGCGATGGTCAACCAGATCGTCGCGGCGCCGGCCCCGTCGCTGCAGTTCGATAACGCTTTTGACTCGCAAGACATTCCGATCATTTAGAAGGAAACTCGACATGATGAAAAAAGTGCACGCGCCGCTGGCCGCCCTGCTGTTCGCTAGCATGGCGCTGCTGCCGCTGGCTGCCAGCGCCGACCTGGCCGTCATCGATGGGGCGCAGCACGGTCAGGCCATTTTCGACTTCACATGCTTTACGACTAAGCACTGCGAAGCACATGTTCCGATCGACCCGACCGGATCTCCGTTCGGCGTCATTTCCAACCCGTTCTATGTCGCGCCGGTTCAAGACGTGCGGCCAACATCCGGCACTGTCACGGTCGTTGATTCCGGATCGGCGACCGCGGCGGGGCAAAGCGGCGTCTCGATCATCACCGGCACGCCGACGGCTGGTTCGTTCTTCGCCCAGGCCATCAACGGTCAGTCCATTGCCCGCATTCAATTGTCGGGAACATGGACCGGTGCGATTTCCTTTGAAGGTTCGGTTGATGGCGGCACCACCTGGATATCGCGCACCGCTCGCGTCGCCGGCACGTCCGCAGCCGTTGCTTCGGCCACGCTTAACGGCGAGTTCGCGATCGATAGCGCAGGCCTGACCCATGTTCGCGCGAGGGCTACCGCGGCGATGACGGGCACCACGACGGTGCTATTCACCTTCACAGCCAATCCAGCGGTAACGGCGCTGCCACCGTTCCAGACGACCCCGACCTTCAACTGCGGCACGGGATGTTCCTCGACCGGCGGCACATTCAACAACAACGCCGACGGTGTGGCGACGTCCTCGACCAACGGGCAGAGCGCGGCGTGGCTCTATGGCTGGAACGGTACCGGATGGGATCGGCTGGAAGTTGACGGTTCGAAGAACCTGAAGGTGGCCGGCACGTTCTGGCAGGCCACACAGCCAGTGTCCGGCACGTTCTGGCAAACGACGCAGCCGGTCAGTGCGGCGTCCCTACCGCTTCCGACTGGCGCATCCACATCCGCTCTACAACCAACCAACGCCGCGCAGGGATCAACGACGTCAGGCCAAACCGGCCGTCTCGTTGAATGCGCCGTCACCACCTCCGCACCTGGCTATACGACCGCGCAAACGGACCCGCTGTCCTGCGATACTGCCGGTAACCTTCGGGTCAATGTCGTTGCCGGCGGCGCTGGTGGCGGCGCCGTTTATGGTCCTACCGCTGTAGGTTCTGCCAACGCTAATCCTCCTGTTGTTATGGGCGGTACGGCAACTGGTGCGGCCGGGCAGAACGTCGAGGGGCTTGCGATCAAGCCTGCATCAACCGCTCCGCTTGCAACCGATCTTGCCGCCGTCGTTGCGATATCCCCCAATACGGGCGAAGTCGGGACACCGGCCACGGGCATCTCGCAGGCAACAGGCGGCGTAGGCCTTTCAGGCTGGCTGTCGAACATCTCCAACGCGCTTACTAAAGTCTTTAGCACTTCGGGCGCTGCTACGAGCTGGCTCACGGTGTGGGTGCAGAATGCGACAACTCCTGGTTCGGCTGTAAGCGCCAGTTCATCGCCCGTTGTCATTGCAAGCGATCAGGCCGCGGTTGCAGTTAAGCAGGCGAGTCAATATCCCGCGACGGCGGTGCCCATCACGGCGTCAAATACAGGCACGACAGCGGCGACGACCGCGACCCTTACCAACGTCAGCGGCCACACCACTTATATCTGCGGCTATTCGGTACGTGCCAATGCGACAGCCGCAGCGACAGTGACCGATACAGTGACGGGTGTGATTACTGCAACGCTCTCATCGATATTGTGGGTTGCCCCGCTTGCCTCTGGCCTTGGAGTTGACGAGCAAATCTTTTCTCCCTGCATTCCTGCGAGTGGTGTCAGCACTAGCATTGCAGTCGTGTCGGGAGCTCCTGGCACAGGCGGAACAGTATCGGTTAAGGCTTGGGGTTATTCGCTGTGAGGCGCTTTCTTGCCGCAATTGCCGGGCTATGCCTGATCGCAACAGGCTCGCTCGCGTTCTACCAGTCGCGCGATTCGAACTATAATCAGAACATTGCGGCGAGTGGTGGTGGTTACACCGGCCCCGGCGATGTCGTCAGTGGTGCCTATGCTTGGTGGGGGCTGCGTTGCTATAACAACGCGTACTCTGGCCTTGTCGCCGACATCACAGATGCATCAAGCGGCAACACCACCGGGACCAGGCTTCAATGTTCCAGCGGGACCGTATCGGCGGTCGTGAGCGGTTCGGCCTGTACCTTTGTAACAGGCAACGCCTGTTCATCTCTAGCAACGACCTGCGCCAGCTCTTGCAACGTCGTGACGCTTTACGACCAGAGTGGAGCCTCGAATTGTACTGGACCTTGCAACATGGCTCAGGCAAGCAATGGAGCCAGACCAACCGTCATGGTCAGTTGCCTGAATAGCCACCCGTGTATGGTGTTCAATGGCACGTCTCATTTGCTACAAACACCAAATCCGGCATCTTCACAAATCCAGCCATATACCATGTCGGGAGTTGCGGAGAGAACGGGAAATACGTCCGTTTTTGCCGATATTATCGGGGCAAACACCAACGCCGTTCAATTCCTGTTTAACAGCGGGGCAAATCAATTTACCTTATATGCAGGCTCGGTTGCCAGCCCAGTTACTGCGAACGATAGCGCTTACCACGCCATCCAAGGCGTCTATAATGGCTCGTCCTCGATCATCTATGTTGACGGGACTCAGACAACGGGACTATCCGCTGGGGCGTCCGCTCTTGGCAACACCGCTCCCATAATCTTAGGTGCCGGCAACAATTATCTGACCGGAAACATCGCTGAAGCCGGAATTTGGCCGATCGGTTTAAACACTACCCAGCAATCAAACATGAATTCCAATCAGCATACCTATTGGGGTTTTTGAATGAAGTTATCCCGCCGTCACCTTTTAGCGACCGCTTCTGCCGCCGCGCTTTGGGGAAATACAGAAAGCGCAAGGGCCGCTTTTGCAATTTTTCAAGCATCGTCAGGTGGCGCATCAATAGGCCATGGCTGGAATACGCTTCCGCTCGGCGCAGGCGGCCTCGTCACGGGTCTGCACATCGCCAATGACGGATCGATGGTGTGCCGAACTGACGTTGGCAACATCTATCGGTGGTCGGGTCTGAACACGGATTACGCCGATAGCACGAAGAAGTGGCTTCCGCTGCTGAATTTCGCGAGCCTTGGTGGATCGGCGAGCATTGCTCTCGGTAACGACTATGGCGCATGGGAGCACGTACTTGCGCCGGGTAATAGCGCCGTTCATGTCGCCATTTTCGCTGACATGGCAAATATCCAAAATAAGTCGTGGATTTGGTATTCGACCAATTCCGGAGTTACGTGGAATCAATCCAACACTTCGTTTCTCAATGCAACTGCCTCTTCTAATCTCGCTCCTGGTGGGGACTCCAGACGGTTCTATTACAAGATTGCGGTCGATCCAGCCAATGCCAACGTTGCCTACTGCGGCATTCCATACGATGCCAGCAACGTCCGACCTGGGGCGGTAACGACTCTGAATAGGTCCGGCGGATCTCCGACGCTGGCAACGTGGGCTTCTGTGATCACTAGCGGATCAACGACAGTTGGGAATGTTGGCTCCGGTACGATTTCCAGCGGCATAGTCATCGACTCCTCGCTAGGGACAACGACTGTTGGCATCCAGGCCGTCACTAAGCACATTATCCTGCCGATCGGCGGAGTAGACATTTTAGAAAGCTTTGACGGCGGCAACACATTTGTCTCGACGGGGGCGGCGACAGCTTTCGGTAGTGCCAGTTTTTCAGTCGCCAACGGCGGCTGCAATTTTGCCGGAGTGTACTATGCCGTTGTACTTTTCCCATCGTCGGCCACGTCTAACAGTCTATGGCGCTACATTCCGGGAGCCTCTGCCGGGGCTGGAACGTGGACTAATATTACTCCATCAAATTACACCGGAGGCAATATCGCGAAGGGCACATCTCTTATTATCGATCCTCGTTCGGGGGCTGGCAATCAATCCTATCTGAGCATTACAGGACCGCAAGGCGTTAGTCTTGGATTTACTTCCACAACCGCCAACAGTGGGACGCCGTCATGGCTTGGCTTGACCGGAGGCGAAACGGCTTTTCTATCCGCAGCCAGCTATGATATTCCGTACCTTAATTTTATATTTGGGCAAGGTCTCTCAGGTTTCACAGATGTGGCGTGTACTGTTGTGGACCCGAACGGAGTGCTGTGGTTCGGTGGCAATCAAAGCCTCTGGTACAACGGGACTTCAAGCTCAGTCACCACTCCAAACGCCAGCCTGATAAACTACGGTACGCTTGTTAGCGGTCCCTTCTGGTGGTCGATGGGGCGCGGTCAGGAAGCGGCTGTCGGCATCGACATGATGGTGCCCCCGGGCGGCACCTACCCAATCTTGGGGCCGCAGGATATCGGCGCTCCGATGCGCGGAACGTTCACCAGCTTCCCGCAAGACCTTGGTATTCATTTTAAGGAATATCAATGTTCAAGCATCGAATATGCCGCCAGCGATTCAAGCTTTGTGGTCGCATGCGTCACGTATCAAAATCAAGGTTCGGACGGCAGCCACTACGTTTACTCCACAAACTATGGCGCTGACACCTCTTGGACTCAGATTGCCGCCATGCCCGATAGTTTATGGAGTTCGGGCGGAACTATCGATATTGAGGGCGGTCAAGTCGTTGCAGTGGATCATGATCATTGGTTAGCGTGCCCAATGGGCAACGCAGCCAGCTTTACTCCGGCGTTTACGACTAACGCGACCAGTGCAGCTTCGTGGTCGTTGTGTTCCGGCCTACCGTCAACGCCGTGGCTTTCGCCCAATGGTCAGCCTTGGTATTATGCAAATACCGCCAAGGCGTTTTGCGTTGGCTATGGAACAGATGCAGGGACCGCCTGGGCGGTCTTGTTTAATACGACTTCTACAGCCACCCTTTACAGATCACCTAGTGGCAGTTTTGGCACATTCAGCTCGGTTGCTACCTTCACGGTTAGCATAGATTGCATCGCGCCCTTTATTTATGCGGTTCCAGGCTTTCCCGATGAATTGTGGATTTCAGGTAAATTCTCTGGAAGCACTCCGGTTGGCCTGTGGCATGTTACCGGGGCACGCACGGCTAGCACGCCAACGGTAACCCTTTGCGCGACACCAGTTGGCAATCCTAATCCGATTGCATTCTCGCTAGGTGCGCCAGCATCCGGAGGCGGATACCCAGCAATTTATTATCTGGGGAACACGGGCTTCGGTACAGACAACACCTTATATCAGGGAACCACATCAGGCTCGGGATCGAGTATGACCGTAGGTTGGTCCCCGTTTGGGCCAACGGGTGCTAGGGCCGACCTGCCTCTTGTGGGTCAAGTTCAAGGCATCGGGTTTATCCGCGCCGATCCCAATGTTTATCAGCGACTGTATGCGAAGGTTGGTGATTCCGGCTATGCTTACTATAATCCATAGTGGCTGGGAAAGGCGTCGTGATCAGTGCGACATTTCTATTGTAATATCCTCGCCGGGATGACCTAAAAACGGCTCTTGACCATCACAGCAGACGCGGAGCGCGCGGGCAACCTTCCCGTTATCGACGCTGATTAGGCTATCGGACCAATCGACCGAAGAGACAACGGTCGTGATGCCGTTCCGGTTAATGCGCGCACCGGCCTGTAGATCGCGAAGCTTGATTGACTGGCTCATTTAATCCTCCCTAAAACGCCACACTACCCCACGTTGCCATCCCCGCCTAGCCCACTTCAGGACTTGACAGCGCCGCGCAGATAAGCCGCAGCCGCGCCATTTCCGCCACCCTTACCCTTTTCGTAGAGAACTCACCCAGCATGCCATTCCCGATTCCGGCTCTCGTCGACCTGGTGCAGCGCGCGCGCGGTGCGTTCCGGTCCTATCTGCCCGGCAGCGACGCCTGGCTTTGGCCCAACAACGTCAATCCGTCGGCCAAGGTGATCGGCGGCATGAGCTTCGAGGTGTTCGGCTTTGCCGACTACATCCAGAAGCAGAAATTCGCCATCACCGCCGACGGCGAGAACCTCGATTTGCATGGCGCCGAGCTCGGCCTGTCGCGTCGCCCGGCGCAGCCGTCGGTCGGCAATGTCATCCTCACCAGTCCGTCCGACATCGGGGTCGCCGCCGGCGCCCAGTTCGTGCGCTCCGACGGGGTGCAGATCATCGCCCAGCAATCGGCCGGGCTGGCCGGCGCCGGTACGCTGACAATTGCGGTCGAGACGGCGAGCGGCGGCCAGAACACGGTCACGATCGCCAACACGCCGCTGACCATTCTCTCCGGCGTCACCGGCGACGGCGCCTTGACGGCGACGGTAGCGGTCGATTCCAACGGTCTAAGCGGCGGTCTCGACATCGAGCCGGACGGCGAGCCTTACACCACGGATCTGTCGACCTTCCGCGGTCGCATCCTGTTCCGCAAGCGCAATCCGCCGTTCGGCGGCTCTCCAGCCGACTATGTGCAATGGTGCACCTCGGTGATCGGTGTGACTCGCGTCTTCGTCGAACGGCGCTTTGATGGTCCGGGTACGGTGCGGGTGTTCCCGCTGATGGACGATCTCTATCCGACCACCAACGGCATCCCCGGTGCGGCCGATCTCGCGCGGGTCGCCGATTATCTGCAGACCGTGCAGCCGTCGGATGCGGCGGTGACGGTCGCGGCCGCATCCGCGGTGACGGTCAATCTCGCCGTCTCCGGGCTGTTGCCCAACACCACCACGGTGCAGGAGGCGGTGCTGGCCGAGCAGCGCGCGGCGTTTCGAAGGTTATCGCGGGTGTCGGGATCGGACGAGGTGTTTCCCTCGATGCCCTATCTGGCGTGGCCGGCGGTCTATTCGCAGCAATGGTTGTGGGGCGCGCTCAACGATGCCGTCGGGGAAGCGAGCTCGACGCTGGTCTCGCCGAATGCCGATGTCGCCCTTGGCGGCGGGCAATTGCCGGTGCTCGGCACCGTGACGTTTGAGTAAATCTTCATGACTACATGTTCAACCAACCGGCCCGGGCCGTTCGAATGCCCGACGCTCGAACAGAGCATTCAAGCTACCGCAGCCCTGCTGCCGCGCGGCCGCGCCTGGCCTGCCAACAGCGCGGGCATGGTGCAGAACTTCCTGGGCTGGCTCGGTGCGCTGGTCGGGATACCCGCGCCGTCGGACTATCCGCCCGGCTACGGCCAGATGGGTTTTGTCGCCGCGATCGGCGCCGTGCGCAATTATCTGGAGACCCAGCTCTGCGCGCTGCGGCTCGAATTCTGGTGCGCCACCGAGACGCTGACCAACGATCTATGGATGGCGGAATATGGCCTGCCGGACGATTGCGATCCGTTCCCGGTACTGTGCGCCAAGGTCGCAGCCCTCGGCGGGCGCCGCTGCGAGCTCTACCAGGAGCTCTGCGAAGCCAACGGCTGGATCATCGAATGCGTGGCCAACGGGCTGTGCTTCGGGGTTAACTCCTACGCCGGCGGCGGCATGGCCGGCAACATGCTGATCGGCAGTGCGCCGGGACCGAACCATATCGGCATCGTCGTCAACCTTGAGGAAAGCCCGGCCTTTCAGGGCGGCGCGCAGACGCCTTTCCTGGCCGGACGCATCTTTGCCGGCATGCCGATCTCGTGCCCGCCCGATATCAATCCGCTGCAATGCCTGATCGAACGCATCGCGCCGGCCCATGTCGTCGTGAACTACAACAGCATCTAAGGAACATCCACAATGGCAGTCGATCTCCTCGGCCCGGCTTCGGCGATCAATGCGGTCACGGCGCGTCCGGCGCAGGCGGTGACCTATGGTGCGATCCGCACCTGGTTCAAGAACTGCTCGTCGCTGACCTCGGCGGATGGCACCGAGCTCACCAACGACTGGCTCAACAATATTCTGGCCCAGCTGCGCACCGCCTTCGACGGCACCGGGATCGTCGAGGACAATGGCGACGACATGCTGCTGCGCGCGATGGAGTCGATCGGCATCCGTTATGGCACCGACATTGGCGCCGTCAATGTGCTGGCCGTGACCTTCTCGCCGCCGGTCA